GAACCTACAGGTGAGGAGTTTTATATAACAAGTATAGAGGAGAGTGATGATGAGAATGAAACATGAAATGTATAGAGATTATGAACAAGGTATGGATATACCATGCATAGCATCAAAATATAATTTAACCTGTGAAAATGCTAGAGAATTATTAGGAGTAGAAGAAGATGAGGAGAATGATAATGAGTGACACAGAAAAGTATGAAGAACTATGTCGAGCATTGGTAGGTATAGATGCTACTGAAAGATTTTCTCATGAAGAAATAATAAACTATGTTTACAAGCTAAAGGATAAAGAAGTGAAACATTATGACAGGTATGACAGATGATGAGTAAATATAAATATAGATTAGAAGAATGGTCAGAAGATACACGAAGTTATACTATAGAATGTGACATAAAACTTTCAAAAGATGAAGTAGATTTTGCAATTTCTGAAGCAGATATAAATTATGAAGAGTCAGAAACAACACATAAAATTCCATTAGGTGATGGTACTATTGTACACGTTACCTATCATGGTAATGAATGGGGTGATGGAAGTTCAGAGATAACAGAAGGACAGGAGGACTTAGAAGATGATTAAATATAAAATAAAATCTATTAATAATACAACAGGTAAGGTTACATACTTGTATGAAGAAGGAGATGGTAGAAAACATTATACAGTAACTAAGAAGAAAGATGCTTTGCATACTTTAAGTATAGTTAAGAATCAAATGTGGGACTTAGATGAGTTTGATAACCCAGATATAGACCCAAGCATCTATGGTGACCCAGACCATTTGTATTGGAGAAGAGGTGAGAAAGATACTAAAAATACTTGGGCTATTGATACAGTATTTATTAAGGAGAATAGAGTATGATTAAATATATTATATACACACAAAAGAACTGTGCCTTCTGCAAGAAAGCTAAAGAGTTATTAGATGAAGCAGGAGAAGTATACGAGGAAAGATTATTAAATACACCTGCAAAAATAAAAAGGTTTAGAGATTCAGGGCATAAGACTGTGCCACAAATCTTTCTACACATAGGTGGGTATACAGAACTAGAAGAGTTTTTGTTTCCACCAGACATAGAGTTTGATGCAGACATAAATCTAGTAAAAGAAACTAGACCTAGTGCAAAGGTATTACCTTTTAAAGGACAGATAGGTGCTATATCAGGAGATAAAGATGAGTAAAAAGATTAAATGTCAAAGATGTAAAAACAATAAAGCATATCCAGAAGATATGGAGAACAATGCATCTAATCTTTTACTGTGTGATGACTGTTATACAGAACTAAGATACTTGATGGCAGATTATTTAAATATAAATTTACAGGAGATTAATGTATGAGTAGAAAAAACAAAGACTTAAACAACAAAGTTGAGAAACAAACTCAAGACTTTCTAGGATTTTTATGGAATAATTGGGTTCTAATAGGCATAGGTTTTATGATGTGCTTTATATGGTTCTGTGTATGTTGGACTGTATCATGGATATTCTTTAGCTAACTGTTGACTATTAGATATTTATAATATATAATAAGGAAAGATATGAGAAAAGAAATGTATGTAATAGCAATGCCTTATCCTTTTAATACTAAGCTACCTGATATTTTAGAAGAAGATGATGGTACAGTAATGTATTTTAAAAATAAAGTAGAAGCTAAAAGTTTTTTACAAAACTTATATGACGAAAGACAAATACATATGAAAGCATTAATAGATGATAACATAGATATAATGAGGGTACAATGACAATAGAAACATATGAGATAGCATTAAGAGAAAAAGAAAGAGAAGTGCATGGTTTAAGAGTTAGAGTAAAAGAATTAGTATCAGTTGTATCTGATTTAAAAAAAGAACTGACTGCTATGAAAGTACAAAGTGACTTTGGATATAACTTAGTTAGTGAAAATCCTGATGCAGGACATATTAAAGATGAGTAACGATAGAGAAAGAAGATTAAAAGCTACAGGAAAATGGTTTCAAGGTAGCATTAAAAGAAACTTATGGGTAAACCATTTGTTTCCTATACTTTTAACTGTAAGTTTTATATTTTATTTACTTACATTATAACAAGAGAGAGTAAGATGAATTTATTGGCAGATGAAATAAAAGAACTAATCAAAGAAAGATATTATGAGTACCTAGAAGAAGGCTATGAATCTTTTGAAGCTATGGAATTAGCTAAGAGAGATATACATGAAACAAAAGAAGTAGAGATAGATGCTTATAATAAAGTATATGATAGTTCTTTTGAGGTTGACTAATAGTATTTAATACTATATAATAAAATTTTTAATGGGGATTAATATGGATAAAACATGGCTAGACAGGGGTGCTTGTCCTAAGTGTGGGTCAAGTGATGGCAACGTCAATCATGCAGAAGGATATAGTTTTTGTTTTTCCTGTAACACTAGATTTGGAGAGCAAATGGAACATGAAAAAGTAATACCTATACCTACTGAAAGTAATATAAAAACTGTAGGTGTAACAGGTGCATTGACTGAACGTAATATTAGTAAGGAAACTGCACAGAAATATCATACACAAGTTAAGGTGAATGGTAACATGAATACACATCACATATACAAATACTTTGATAGTGGTGGAAACAATATTGGTAATAAGATTAGAGATGTAGCTACAAAGAATATGTGGGTAGAAGGTAATGTAACTAATGCAGTATTGTTTGGACAAGATTTATTTACAGGTGGTGGTAAGTATATTACTATTACTGAAGGTGAAGTAGATGCTATGTCTGCCTATGAATTACTAGGTAGCAAGTGGGCATGTGTGTCTATTAAGACAGGAGCAGGTTCAGCAGTACGTGATTGTAGAAAAGCATTTGAATACTTAGATAGCTTTCAAAATATAGTTATATCATTTGATATGGACAAGCAAGGTAGAGAAGCTAGTGAGAAAGTAGCACAGTTGTTTAGTCCTAACAAATGTAAGATAATGAACATGGAATTTAAAGATGCTAATGAGTATCTCAAGATGGGTAAACGTGAGAAGTTTTCACAAGCATGGTGGAACGCAGAGCCCTTTACTCCTGCAGGTATAACTAACCTTAGAGATTTAGGTGATTCATTATACACAGAAGAGTATTGTGAAACAGTACCCTATCCTTGGAGTAAGATGAATGAAAAGACTTATGGTATGAGAACAGGTGAGTTGATTACGTTTACATCTGGTGCAGGTATGGGTAAGTCTTCTATTATGAGAGAGCTTATGCATCACTTACTAAAGAATACAAAACATAACATAGGTATACTTGCATTAGAAGAGAGTATTAAAAATACTGCATTTAATATTATGTCAGTAGAAGCCAATGCTAGATTGTATATCAAAGAGATTAGAGATAAGTTTAGTAGAGAACAATTACAAGAGTATCAAAAGAATACAGTTGGCTCTGGTAGGTTCTTTGCCTTTGACCACTTTGGTTCTATTGATAATGACGAGATACTATCACGAGTAAGATACATGGCTCAAGCATTAGAATGTAAGTGGGTATTTGTTGACCATTTATCTATACTTGTATCAGGTCAAGAAGATGGTGATGAAAGAAAGTCTATTGATGTATTGATGACTAAGATGCGTTCTCTTGTAGAACAAACAGGTATTGGTATGTTATTAGTTTCACATCTACGTAGACCTGCAGGTGATGCAGGGCATGAGAATGGTAAGGAGATTACTCTATCACATCTTAGAGGTTCAGCATCTATTGCTCACTTGAGTGATGGTGTTATTGGATTAGAAAGAAATCAACAAGATGATGACGAAGTTAAATCTAATACAACTACGATTCGTATATTAAAGAATAGATATACAGGTGAGACAGGAGTTGCTACACATCTACATTATAATAAAGAGACAGGTCGTATGAAAGAGATTGACAATCCCTACGAAGTAGATTATAATGCAGAGAATAATGAGGAGGTACCATTCTAATGAAGTGTTGGCATTGTGATACAGAAATAATATGGGGAGGAGACCATGATACTGAAGATGATGAAGACTACAGTATGGTAACAAATTTAACTTGTCCTAACTGTGGTGCTTTTCATTTAGTATATTTACCTAAAGAAGAACAAGAGAATGATAAACAAAGGGAGATAGATTTTGAAAGTAGTGCTTGATATAGAAACAGACCAGATAAATGCTACAGTAGTAAACTGTATTGTTGCTAAAGATATTGAAACAAATGTGTCTACAGTATTTGACCCAAGTAATATGCATGTTTTTAAGAATTGGTCTAAAGATATTGACCAATACATTATGCACAATGGTTTATCTTTTGATGCACCTGTATTAAATAGATTACTAGGCACAAATATTAAACCTTCACAGGTATTAGATACATTAATACTATCACAGTTATTTAATCCATTGCGTGATGGAGGTCATGGACTACGTGCTTGGGGTGATAGATTTAATTTTCCTAAAGGTGATATAGAATCCTTTGGAAAATATACAGAAGAATTAAAAAGATATTGTATGCAAGATGTAGATATAACACATAAGTTATATGAACATTTAAAAAAAGAAGGCAAAGGTTTTTCTAGGTCTTCTATTGATTTAGAACATCAGGTCAGAGTTATCATTGACCAACAAGAAAAGAATGGCTTTGCATTAGATGTTCGTAAAGCTATGTCTTTATACAATACATTAAAAGATGAAGCAAGTGCTTTAGAAACATGGGGCAAGACACACTTTGACCCTACAAGAAAAGACTTAAAAACAAAAACAAAATACATACCTTTTAATATAGGTTCACGACAACAGATAGCTGATAGATTACAAGAGCTAGGTTGGAAACCTAAAAGTCATACTGATAAAGGTAATGTAATTGTTAATGAAGAAGTTTTGAATAGCATAGACTTAGAAGAAGCAAAGAAGTTTGCTAGGTATTTGTTATTACAAAAAAGAATTGCACAGATTAAATCTTGGATTGAATCGTGTAATGATAAGGATGGTAGAGTACATGGTAGAGTTATGACATTACGTACTGTGACAGGTCGTATGGCACATAACAGTCCTAACATGGCTCAGATTCCTGCTGTTCGTTCTCCATATGGTAAAGAGTGTAGGGAATGTTGGACTGTTGATAATCCCTATACTCATTCCATTGTTGGTACTGATGCTAGTGGTTTAGAACTTAGATGTTTAGCACATCTTATGGATGATAAAAACTTTACTGAAGAAGTATTAAATGGAGATATACATACAGCTAATATGAAGATGGCAGGTTTAACAGATAGAGACCAAGCCAAAACATTTATATATGCTTTTATGTATGGTGCAGGTGCATCTAAGATAGGTAAGATAGTAGGT